AGAGTCAACCTTACCATCTTGTCCCCTGAACTCTATGTCTTCCAATAGCTCATAAGATTGTATAGGTGTAGAGGACTTATCTTGGTGGGTATCACAGTAGATGTAAGGGGGGAGAACCTTTCTGTGGCACTTAGCATCTTCACAATATCTTGGTTCTATCGCTTCTAGGTTATTGCTCATATTCGCCTCGCCAGTTTTCTTTAGGTATCATTCGTCCGTTTACTTCAACATAACATCCGCCAGGTAATCTGTAAGACGTTCTAATGCCAGAGTCACTGTTAATACGGTTACATTCAGCACGGCCTAGTAAATATGCTCCGCCAAACAAGGCGATAAGGAATGTAATTGTGATTATTCCAAGAGCTATTGCAACTTTTGTATCATCACTCATTTTATCTTCATCCTAAACCATTGTTTAATTGCTTCCCAGACAGTTGGAACTGGGATACTTAACGAACTTATTTTTTGTTCCCCATCCTGATTTGTATATGTAACTTTAGTATTGGCATTTGGTCGTGTTTTGCTCCAGTAGATCATTTCAAAATACCTTCTTCCCATAACCTGATAGCTAGCATGCATAGAGCATCTTCGGGAGTGTCCGACTCAGCCCACCAAACATGATTAGCCTGGTAGCTGTCGTCCATATAACAGACGATTGTATTGTCGGATGCAGGATTAAACTCAATAACTAGGTAAATATTCTTGTCTTTATAGTAGAGAGCCTTTGGCAACTTCCTTAGCAGATAGCCTGCGGGGTAGGCTGGACAGAGATTGGTAGGTAAGCCCTTGCCACCTTGTGAAAGGATATATGGTTCATCAATATCATCGCCATAACACCAATTATCCATAGGTTCTGAACTAATAAAATGTCCCCATTTAGATAATTTATAAAGTTGTTTACAGTTTTCTAGGTTAGCTACATTCATTTCAGTCCTCCAACTATTATGTTTTGCTTGTAATATTGGCGTGGAGATTTGCAGTTTTGCAATGCCTTAGCCATGTACTTCTGAGATATATTCTTGCGATCGGCGTATTCTAGCAGGTCAACAAAGCCAGCCATTCCGTTTTTGTTTATAAACTCATTTGCTTTGCTTACCCAGTATTTCTGATATTTGCCGAATCCGAACTTAACTAACTTGTCATGTAGGAAAAGGGCAACTTCCCCAGTTACTTGCTTAACTGTTTCGGTAAACTTGTAGGTTCCATCCCTGACCATCTTGCAGATCTTAGCGAAGTATTTACTAGGAGTATCTTTAGACTTAGCCGCTTGGATCATTTTAGACCACTCATCGGCTTTGCCTAGCTTTTCTAATCGTATCTGTACACCTCTGTAAAAAGGTAAGAATCTTAGATCATCTATAAGATCTACAGCTTCCCCAATCCTCTTTAACATTGTTTGTTTTCTCTGGTCGTTAACAGTAAAAGACATTATTCCCTCCATTCCGTTTAATGTTATTTGAATAATACCGTACACCGATTATAAGTGCAAATAGGCATTAGCTATTTCTGTGGATAAGTCTGTGGATAGAGTGTATAACTGTTATAAAGTACTCTTGTGGAACCTTATAATCTGATTCTGTTTCTATATAGTATGTAAAAATGTTTAGAATAAACATATCTATATAGTATGTAAAAACCTAGTTCTTACTTGGCCATTCATGGTTAACAAAGAAGTAATCAATAGAGTTACCAAACTTTAAGGCTTCCCTTTTAATAACTGGGATATAGGTTTCTGTTAGGCTTAATTGTCCGTTGCGGTAGATCTTTATATTTGTTTTCATAACTACATATTAGCATAATAGCAATAATATGTCAATAGCTATGGGTGGCAATTAAGCTGGGATATCTGGAACTAGTATAAGGTTAGCTTCTGGTAAAGCTCCTGTTTGGTCATGGATACGTTGTTCTATTAAAGCGATATCGCCTATTAGAGCCGCGTGTCTAGCCAATAGGTGTCCATGGATGTTTTTAACTTCATCTATGGTTAGCCTGTCCAGGTTATACTTAATTCCATCTATTCTTTGTGTGTCCATATTTGGATTATACCTTAATACCTCTTTTTGCCATACGTTTTTTAAAACTAGCTAATTGTCGTAGATAATATTCGCTGGGCTTATCCACTGGGTGGTTAATACTGCCTGGCGGCCTAGGTTTGATTGATTTTCTAAGCTTTACTTCAGGGGCGGATTCTACTCGTGACTTAGCATCTCTACATCCATTATGCATTACAGAACCATTAGGCTCTATATGTCCAGATACTACTGCTAGTCCACACCAGTTACAATTCATATACAGAATATACCACAAATCAAAAACCCCCATCTACCTAAGTAATCTGGGGGCTTGACGGATGGAGGTCCTCGCCAATTAGCTGTCTTAAGACTAACTGACTACAGTTTTACTATAGCATAACCGATTGTCCGCTTCCAGATGATAGCTTATCCTTTTTAAAGCGCCTGGCTCCGTAGTAAGCAAATGATACCGCTTCTGTTGGATCGCTCTGTATATCAGGGTTCATGCTGGCGTAGCCATACATTCCATCTTTACCGATACTTCTTTTCTTAACAGTCCTAATTGATAAGTTTAGTGCAGGTTGGTCAAAGTGGGTAAGCGTCTGATGCTCAATACCTGTATAGAAGTCCGCGTATGCAGCTCCAGCTTCCCTAGCGTTAGGAGTTAGTATTTTCTTAGTTATCTTAGGGTTAGACCTGACTAGCTCTTCTACTAGGAGCTGTGTGCCTGCCGCTCCGTCAATAATAATCTTATTAGGCTTTCTCCATCTATCTAGTAGCCAGGTAGACAACCAGTTTGTTCCTGCACTCATAGGCTTACGCTCTACAATTTCAATATGGACCTTTGTATCTGGCATTATAACCCCAACTGCTAATGTTACAGCGCTTCCGTCTGGAGCGAACTTAACGGCATAAACTATATTTGCGTTCTCTGGTATTTGAACGGATTTGACTGCTAGTGGCGCCCAAAGCTCATCGGATATAGCTCGCATGGTTTCGACTCCAGCAACCCATCCTAGTCGCATCTTATTAAAGCTATCAACTGCCATGTCTTTAGCTTCGTTAACAATAGCCTGAATCATTAGGTGGTAACCAAGGCTAGGGTTTGTCATATACCAAGCCTCTTGATCGTAAGGATCAGTTAGCGTTTCTACAGACCATTCTTGCCAACATGTATCAGTGTCTTTACCTTCCAGGACGTTTCTACGGATTCTTAGGAATACAGTTCCGCTTGAACCTGCGGTCGGCGGTGTTCCTGCCCTAATGATTTGTTGGTTCTGGCTCTTACCTGCCGAGATAGTTGGTAGTAGAGCTTCTTGCTGGGCGTCAGACTCTTCCTGGGCTTCATCGAGTATTAAAGTGTCGTTAGTTGTTCCAAGGCCACCAGTTCGGGTCCTAGTCCTAAACACACAACGTCCCCTGTTTCTAAGCTCTACATAATCTAGGCTTTTAGGTTCTTTATCAAACTCATCTGTAAGCATGTTTCTAAGCTCGGCATCTGCGTCATAGAAGAATCTTTGGACTCGCCTTTTTGTTTCATCCACGGTCTTGTCACTATGAGCAGTGTAGATTAGTGCCTCTCCAAGGAAAACCATACCGCCGATAATTCTAGCAATGATTAGCTCAGTCTTACCATTTTGCCTAGGAACTAATAGACCAGCTTTTGTATTTACCCATTTCCAAATGCCGTCTTCGTCTTGCTCCACGGCCATCCATCTTACAATGATAGCCTTTTGCCAAGGCAATAGATCTATCCCATAATGCTCCAGTAGCCTTATGGTTTTATCTGCAAGCCAGATATCTCCATTCTTATAAACATCAATACGTGGCTTTTGATTACCCAGGCGCCTTTTAGTTTTCTGGCTATTGGCTTTTGGAGTACCTTTGGACTTAGTTGCTCGGGTCATTTCTCTAGGTCCTCAATAGTTACCCTGGACCTGAAGCTAGTTCTTCTTGAGCCTTGGCCATTTTTGCTTGCACGTTTAGGCTTTACATCTGGCATATCGCCCATTAACTGACCTAACATAGTGGTTCTCTTAGGAGTGAGTCTTTTTTCATAGTCTGCTATCTGGGTCATAATCTCAGTCATTTCACGCGCTAAGGCTGCTGTATCTCTCGCTCCTGCCCCTTTTTCTAGTTTTTCGGCTATCCTATCGCGTGTGGCCTTTAACACGCCTAGACGGTCATTCTTGAAGGCCAGGGCTACTATTCCTTCGCTCTTCTTGTTGGCGCTTGCATTTGAAAGCCCTGACTGGTGGATTTTATCTATTCGGCCTGGATTACCAATAATGTCATGCCACCTGGCTAGAGCGGCATAAGCTTCAGTCGGTAGGATGTCTAAGCCTGTAGATGCTAATAGGCGTATAGAGTTTGGGGGCATAGTCTTGAAGTAGTTTAGCCATTTATCATAGTCGGCTTGGGGCTTGATCTTTATTTTTAGATTCTTTTCATTCCAAGCTTTAGTAATATGAACAAATTGTTTACTCGATAATTTAAAGAAGTACTCCTTAAACATAGCGTCTGTTATGACTGGTTTACTGACTACTTTGGGCTTTATTGGCTTTGTCGTTTTTTTTGTAACCTTGGGCTTCTTAGGTTTAGTTACTGCCTTAGTTTGGGGCTTATCTGCCATAGCATGAGTTACTCGCTACTGCTTGATGGTTTAAACTCGCAACCACACTCAGGGCATATAACCTCTTTGGTTTGGCTAGAGTTGTCAGATGGATCGTCTTCATCTATTGGCATCTTAAACTTTGGTAGCCCCCAATCGTTGAGTTCTTCCAGGTCCCATTGGTTAGCAATGATGTCGGTGTCCCAGTCTCCAGCCGCGGTATTGTCTTTTATAATGAACTCGCGCTTTTGGCTTTCGGTTAGACCAATTACTTGCTTAACAGTTACGTCAGAGTAACCTAGATCTTTTAGAGCGTATATCCTTTGATGGCCGCCAAGAATAGTTAGATTTTCATCTACTACAATTTCTCTTAACTGCTTCATCTCTGGGAAGTCCCTAAGAGATTTCTTTAGAGCTTCATAAGCTTTGCGGTTTATCTTACGGGGGTTTAGATCGTTAGCAACTAGCTTGTCTATATTCTCTATATAGGTTTTTATTTCAACCTTTGAAAGTGGTTTGTCCATGTTCGCCTTCTCCTTTATTTCCGAGTAGTTCTCGTATGCGCTTCTGGTTAATATCGTCATTATAACACAAGCATAATTAGGTTATAGTTTAGCTATGGAACAAAGATCAGCAAAAGACTGGCTGGATAGATGTATATTGTATAATCGTAGGTACAGAGTTAACATACCAATAAGTCATTTGTACAAGAATTTGGAGGTTCATAATGGGGATAGACAGGTTTCCGAAGAAGCCATGCAAGCATTGCAAAGGAATGGGTCATTTCTCTTACCAGTGCTTCACAAAACCTCAGAAGGCAATAAAAAAGACCCCGATCAAAAAAGTAGGTAAGGATACAAAGCAATGGTTCATTACCAGGGCTACCTGGATCAGGAAGAATCCACCACCTATAGAAGGCATATATTGGGAATGCTATTTGCGGATACATCCTTGGTGTCCAGTAAGAATGGATATAAGAACACTGACTATTGACCATGTAGTAAGCCGTACTAGAGATTCTACACTTAGGTTTAAGCAATCTAACTTAAGGCCAGCTTGTAAGTATTGCAACGAGATGAAGGGCAGTAAAAGCTTGGAAGATATTAGTAGAACATTAGTAGCTAATGCTTCTGAATTGTTAACCATTTTTAGAAAA